GAAATGGTTGAATATATAGCCAAAGACAATTCACAAGAAAAATTTGAAATATTTTAATATGAAATCTACAAAACATATATCAGAATTAATCAAGTCTAATGTAGATAAAATGGATTACTTGTATAAATACCATAAAGAGCCTTATTTAGAAATGTTAGGTAAATTAGTTTTAGCAGGCTATCAAATACAAGATGCTATTGATGAATGTTATAAATATTTTACAGAAAATAGATAAACTATGAAGATTTGTAAAAACAAAGAATGTAAGATAGAATTTAATCCCGTAACAGCTTTACAGAAATATTGCTTTAGTTGTACTGTATTGAAGTCTAAGAAAAGTATAGTATCATTTTACCAAAAAAAGGAAAAGATTGAAAAAAAGGCACTTAAACACAGTTTAAAGACTATTTCTGATTATAAGTCTGATTTACAAAAGGAAATAAACAAGACTGTAAGGTTAATTGATTATGGTCAGGTTTGCATATCTTGTCAGAAAGAGCCTAAGAAAATAAACGGATGCCATTTTCATTCAGTCGGTTCTACGCCAGCTTTAAGGTTTAATCTTTTGAATATTTACTTAGGATGTGAACATTGTAATAGTTTTAAGGGTGGGAATGTACATGGCTTTGACAATGGAATGATAAAAACGTTTGGTCGTGAATTTTGGGAGCAAATAAAGTTTGAATTACCAAAAAAATATACTATATTGCAGTTGAAAAAACATGAGATTATTGAAGCTATAAAAAAGGCAAGAGAGATAAACCGATATATAGCGAATGACAAAGAGGTGTTAAGCTCGGAGCAAAGAATAGAAATCAGACAGATATTAAATGAACAAATTGGAATTTATAAATAAATAAATATGAAATTACAAGTAACAGGAACTATTTTAAAGGTTGTAACCGAAACTGGAGTATCATCAAAAGGAAATGAATGGACTAAGCATAACGTAGTTATTGTGGACTCCGAAAACAAAGAATTACAGATAACATTCTTTGACAGTCAAGGGAATTTCAGTTATTTGCCTAAAAGTGAAGGTGAAACATTAATAGCAGAGTGTGAATTAACAAGTAGAGAGTACAAAGGTAAATACTACACACAAGTTAACGGGTTAGGCATTCTTAATAAAAAAGAATCAGTATATAAGGCAGTAGTACAAGGCAAGGAGTTAACAGCTGAATTTGATAGAAAAGTAATTGAAGACGATTTACCGTTTTAGTTTATGATTTCTCTTATACATCCAAGCAGAGGCAGACCATTTAAGGCAAAACAGTCTTATGAAAACTGGATAACAAAAAGTTCAAAAAAGATAGATATAGAGCATATTTTATCAGTTGACTTAGACGACAAAAAATTATTTCTGTATAAACGTTTATTTGCAGATTTACTTATAAATAATAGTAGTAATGTTGTGGAGGCTACTAATTCGGCAGTAAAAAAAGCAAAAGGGAATATTTTAATTTATATGTCCGATGATTTTGAATGTCCTGTTAATTGGGACTTATTAGTTTTGGATAAATTTAAAGAAGACAAACCAATGTTATTGAAAGTAGATGACAAACTACAACCGTTTAACGTTGATGTTGTAACAATTCCAATTATAAACAGACAACTTTATAATAAATTAGGTTATTTTCTTAATCCACTTTACAAGTCTATGTACTCTGACCAAGATTTATATTGGGTTTGTTTTAATAATGGTTGGTTAGAATTATGTCCTGAATTAATATTTAGACACAATCATTGGGCAAATAGAAAATCACGTAAAGATGAAACGTATATTCATACCGATTCATTTTCTGCTGAAGGTAAAAAGATATACGAACAAAGAAAATCACAAAACTTTACTATATGAAACTTTCTATTCTTGTACCAACTATAAATAAACGTTTAGAACTGCTAAAGTCACTTTTAAATGAATTTGAGAAACAAATTGGAGGTGATTTGATTATTTCAAAAACTGAAAAGTTAAGAGTGATGACTTTTAATGATGTTGAAATACTGATTTATTCAGGAGATAGTGAAACGATTGGAAATAAAAGAAACTATTTAATGCAAAGTGCAAAAGGTGAATATCTTTGTTTTTTTGATGATGATGATATGCCTTCTGAAGATTATATAAAAGAACTTTTAAAAGGTATAGAATCAGTTGCTGATTGTATTTCATTGCGTGGTATTATGACAACAAATGGTTCTAATCCTGAAGTATTTGAACATAGTTTAAAGTATAAATCGTGGCGTACCACGAAAAATGAAATTAAGTATGAACGTTATCCAAACCACTTAAACTGTATAAAATCTAATATTGCAAAGCAGATTAAATTCCCTGAAATAAATCACGGTGAAGATTATGACTGGTCAAAAAAACTACATGAAAGTGGATTGTTAAAATCAGAATATTACACTGACAAAGTATTATATCACTACAAATTTGTAACTAATAAATGAAAATAAAATTACCAAATGTTACATTGATTTGTGTGGATTGTGTAAATCCTGAACTTGCATTGAAGGTGTTAAATCATTGTACAAAAGAGATTGAATTTGCAGATGTTAAGTTATTGACTCATTTAGATATTGAATCAGAATATACTGTTAAGATTAAACCATTAACGAGTTTAGTTATGTATTCAGTTTGGTGTTTGACGGAACTTTATAAGCATATAAATACGACTCATTTTTTAATGGTTCAGCGTGACGGGTTTATTTTAAATCCTAAAAACTTTAAAATGGAATGGTTAGAACTCGACTATGTTGCACCGTTATTTGTACAATTTGATAGTGTAGGGAGTGGTGGTTTCTCATTCCGTTCAAAGCGAATAATGGAATATTCCGCACATATACTACCTAAGTGGAACGGTACAGAAAACCACGCCAATGAATTGCAGAAAGGACTCGGATATTATGAAGACGGCGTATTATGTTTAGATAAAAGATTTAAACATTTTAACTTTGCAAACAATCAACAAGGATGTGAATTTGGACAGGGTGGGAATAGGAATCCAAAGTATTTTAGAGAGTATCCTTTTGGCTTCCATAGAACGTGGCAGGAAATAGATTTTAATACTGGCGGAGTTAACAGTACGACAACAGAAAATACATTGAAAAATAGTTACGAATTAGAAATAAATAGCTTATGATATACTTAGAAAAAACAGATATTTATGCAACATTAACAACGTGGATTTATTGCCACTTTTGGATGATGTGGGCAGCCGAACAGAATCGTGAAGATGTTTATATAAATTGGGAAAAGGGTAAATGTCTTATTGATTTATCGGATAATGAAAAATTTAATGAAATATCCAATATGTATAACTGGTATTTTATACAACCTAAGTTTTATTATAATAGTATAAACCAATTGCCATTAAGGACAGAAACAATGGTTTGGGAAACATGGCAAGATAAGTCACCTATTCCATTTATGGCGCAACCATTATCAGTTATAAAGGGTTACTATCAAGAAAATTTAATATTTAATGAATATATAAATCAAAGAGGTAAACAAATAGTAGATAAATACGGAATAGATTTCAGTAAAACAATTGGTATAACATGGCGTGGAACTGATAACGTGACAGATGGCAGACCTACGATGCCAATAGAAGCCTATTACAAGTATATTGATATGGCATTAGAAGAAATACCTGATGCAAAGATTATGTGTACAGCAGAAGAAACTGAAATATTACAACCTTTACTTGACCGTTATCCACAGGCATTTAACATAGATGAGTTTTATAGTTCACCAAAAGGGAGTTTGCATAATCCTGAAAGAAACGCACTAAAGGACGGTAGAAGCGGATTTGAAAAAGGATTACAACCCGTGTTAATGGTCTGGTTATTTTCTAAATGTGCATGGTATATTAAAAACCGAAGTTCAACAGGTGCGGTTGCAAGTTGGTTAAGTGACGGTAAAATAGTATGCTTAGGACATCCTGAAAACTTAGGATATGATAAAATGGATGATTTAGTAGAAATTAACGGTAAAAGATTCCCGATATGAATAGTTTAAAAGAAATATACAATAAACTTTGTAAACAAGGATATGAAACAGATAAGGGTTCGATTCATTCTTACATAGATGTTTATGAAGAAATATTAAAGCCATATTGTGAAAGAGCTAAAAATGTACTTGAAATAGGTGTATTTAAAGGTAACTCATTAAGAATGTGGACTAAATATTTTAGCGGAACTGTTTACGGTGTAGATTGTGATATTAAGCCTCATGGCGGTATGGCGGATTTAACAGATATGGTAAATTCAGAACAATGGAATATAAAAATATTTGATGCTACAAATCCCGAATTAGTAAAAGAGAATTTCGGAGATATTAAATTTGATGTTATAATTGAAGATGCCGGGCATCATATTGAGCAACAAGTCGAACTATACAATATATACAAAGAATATTTATCAGAAAGCGGAATTTATATAATTGAAGACGTACAGGATATTGATGCTACAAAAAATATATTTGAAAACTTAGATAATTCAAAGAAAATTAGTATATTTGATTTAAGAAATAAAAAAGGTCGTTATGACGATGTTTTAATAATAATACAATAGTATGTATAGCCAAAATTTAGAAGAACAGTACATAACCGAATATTTTAAAGACAAAATAGGTAAATTTATTGACATTGGTGCATTTCATGTTTCGGCATTATCAAATACACGAAGATTAGTAGAATTAGGGTGGAGTGGTGTATTGGTTGAAGCAGATGAAAAAAACTATAAACCGATTGAAGATTTCTATAAAAGTTCTAATAAAATACAGGTATGCAATTTTGCAATCGGAGCTTCAAATGAAGATTTAGTATTTTATAGCTCAAACGGTGATGCGGTTTCTACATCTGACATAGAACACCGTGATAAATGGCAAAAGGGCGGTATTAATTACACAGAAACAATAGTTAAGCAAGTTCATGTATTAGATTTCTTAGAAGTGTTTGGTAAAAACATTGACTTTATCTCTATTGATACGGAAGCTACAAATATGGATATATTTAGACTTATTCCCGATTGGTTTTGGAGTCAATTAAGTATGCTATGCATAGAGCATGATAATGGAATAGCAGAAATACAGGCTAAGTTAGAACCTTTTGGATTTAAAACAAATTACATAAACGCTGAAAATATTATCTTAGCTAAATGAGTGAACTAACAGACATTATATTTGATTTATCTAAACAGTTCAAAATAAGAATAAGACCACGTAGTTTAGATGATTATAAGTTATTTGCAGATAAGATAAGAGCTGAATTAGAAAAAACCGTAAAAAATATCAACAAATGTCATAATTTATATGTATATTACTTTCTAAAAGAGAAATATCCATATTTAATTGATAAAGATATGGCGGATATTTTGGGAATTACAAAGTCAAATTATAGTCAGCGTTTCCCAAAATGGGATTTTGAGATAAAGACGTATGAAGATGTAAAGGCTAATATAGAAATGTTAAGAAATAAGATATGAAAACACCTACAGTAAAAATATCGAAACATGATGGAGGGAACGGAATAGTAAACTTTTACCTGAATAAGTATGCTTCAGAAATGTTTGACAGCAAAGAGATAGTAATAGATAAAGTAAATTTAAGGATAAGATACGCTACAATAGATGACAGGAAAACATATAAAATTGCATCAAACAATCACGACACAAAAGTATTTTATGCTAAAATGCCAAGTGCAGATGAAATATTAGGAACTTATGAGATTGAGGACGAGGGTAAATATTTTCAACTTTATAAAATAGAATTATGACAGCAAAAGATTTTACAAAATTTTGTAAATTAGCATCTGTAATAGATTATAAGCACGTTTACAGTAAGATAAAACCAACAGAAAGACAGATGCAATATGCACGACAGAAATTTATTAGCGTCGCATTTAGACAAAGAGAAAACAAATGGTATGAAATAGATTTTTATGGGAAAGCGTAAATATATAGAAACACCTGAAAAGATGTGGGAGTTATTCCTACAATATAAAGAATGGGTAAAATCAAATCCCATTAAAGTACACGATTTTGTTGGAAAAGATGCTGAAGAAGTTTATAGATTAAAAGAAAGACCATTAACAATAGACGGGTTTGAATGTTGGTGTTATGATAATGAAATCATAGGGGATTTAAGTCATTATTTCGCAAATACAGATAATAGGTACTCTGATTATTTAACTATCTGTTCACGTATTCGTAAAACAGTAAGAAATGACCAAATAGACGGAGGCATGGCAGGTATTTACAATCCGTCAATAACACAAAGACTTAACGGACTTACGGAAAAGACAGAAACAGAGGTTATCGTATCTGAAAAGGTAAAGGCAAAACTTCCAGACGGTACTGAATTAGAAATATGACAACAGTTGACCTTTCAAAGAATGAAAAGCAAAAAGAACTTTTTAACGAGGTTATGTATGCAATTCGTAACAAAGAAAACGATTTAGAATATAATAAATACTTCTTTTACGGTGGTGCAATTCGTGGTGGTAAAACATTCTGCATTCTTACTATCTTAACTATACTTTGTAAGATGTTTCCTAAGTCTAAATGGGTTGTAGTGCGTTCCGATATGCCTGCACTTACTACTACCACAATACCGTCAATCGAGAAGATACTCGGTACTTCACCTAATTGGAAATGGTCAAGAGATAAATCTAATTGTTTTGTAAGGCATAAAAACGGCAGTAAAATTATATTTAAAGGTGAAAATATTACTTCAGACCCTGAATTGAATGATTTTTTAGGTTTAGAGTGCAATGGTTTCTTTTTAGAGCAGATAGAGGAACTTAGCCAAAAGATGTGGTATCGTGCATTAGAACGTTCAGGTTCACATTATGTACAAAGGATGCCACCACCTTTTATATTTAGTTCGTTTAATCCTACTCAAACGTGGGTTAAAGATTTTATCTATGTTCCGTATCAAAAAGGCAACCTAAACACTCCTTTTTACTACATTAATGCAAGTCCAATAGATAATCCATTTGTAACTAACGACCAATGGTCGGCATGGGAAAACTTAGATGAACGTTCACGCAAGATAATGATTGAAGGCGACTGGACAAACTATGATACGGATGCTAAATTTGTCTACACATTCAAAGAAGAAAAACACGTTAAAGAAACTAAGTACAGACCTGAAGAGATAACCTATTTGTCTTTTGACTTTAACAGGAATCCATTTTGTTGTACGATTATTCAACAGTATGAAGGCGCTATACACGTTCCGATAGTAATTAAACTAAACAATGCCAACACTTATGAACTATGCGAGTATATACGTTTAAATTATCCTGCACCAATGTACTATGTAACAGGTGACTATTCAGGTCGCACACGTGGCACTTTAAATGAAGATAACTACCATAATTACGATATTATACAACAAAAACTAAATATACCGTCAAAGGATATGTATTTAGTGCCAAATCCGCCATTAAAGACAAATAGGGTGCTTGTTAACGCAGTATTAGAGCATTATCCTTGTTACTTTGACCCGATAGGTGCAAAGGAGTTAATATTTGATATGGTTCATGTTGAGATACTTCCAGACGGAACTATTAAGAAAAAAGACAGAAACGACCCTGAACAACAGGCGGACGCATTAGATACATTCAGGTATTGGTTAAATATATTTATGAGTGATTTTATACGCAATATGTAATTTTTTTTTATTAACTTTGTCTAAAATAGGTTAAAATGAGTTGTATTTGTACATGGAAAATAGAAGTGCCTTTGTGTACTGAAACTATAACAATAGAAACAGACTTATCAGATGGCAATTATAAATTAGTTATTAAAGATAAGTTCTCACAGTTATACACGAGTGATATTACTGTTTATGGAGGTTCATTTACTATTGATTTAACAGAATACACAGATGGTTTGTTTAATATTTATGGCAAATATTTAATTCAGGTTTTCGATGAATGTGATTTACAGATAATAGGGAATTGTGAAACTGAATACAAAGAAATAGAATTAACTTTTGTAAACGATACAACAACAGAAACGGATATAACAGTATGTTGCAACTAATAGAAATAAGTCTAATTTGTACAGGTATTCATGTTTGTTTTTGGGAGGGTATGATATTTGGATATTTAGGTGAAAGAATGCAACATTGGATATTTAAACCAGTTGCAATGTGTTTACCATGTATGGCATCTGTTTGGACTGTTTTATTGATGTGGCATATAGATATTAAGTCAATATTGATAGTATGCGGAATGAACACTATAATAGCATCTATGTTACAATTCTTTGATAACGCAAAGCTACCCGAAAATGACCATTGATGGATTTAGGCATTATAAAACGTGTAGATGTGGCGGTACATTGCAACATAGATACGAGAAAATAGAAGATTTATCTTGTAAGTATTGGATATATCCGACAAAACAACAAGTGAGAATATTTAAGAATAATAGAACGGTAGGAATGTATCCATTATCAAAATTAGAAGAAAAACTAAAAGAGCATGAAATTATTTAAAACGATAAAAGCAAAATTTAAAAACTTATTTAAGCGGTTTCCAAATGATATTCAATATCCGATTGAGTTTGCATTTGAAATTGAAGGAAGGTCTTTTTATCGTTTTAAAGACTATTTTAATATCCCTTATGAACGTGGTTTAAAAACTATCACATTCTATGAAGAAGCGAGAATGAAGATAACGTATGAGTATTTAGAACAACATACAAAAGCAGTTGAAAAAATACTTACATCTTCAAAGATTGACGTTTATAAGATTAACGAATTAAACAAGATATTAAAGGAAAGATTGACATGGTATTTTGATACTGAAATACTTTACAAATTAGCCTCAATAGTTTTTTTTGAGAAAGAAGAAAACCCGACAACATACGACTTTAAGCATAATATAGAAAAAATAGAGTTTTGGAAAAAACATAAAGATGTAACCGATTTTTTTTTGCAAACTCCTATGTTGGAGTTAATGCCATTTTTGAAAGAATTAGAAGCGAATTTCCAGACTTATTCGGAAATAACAAACGCATTGACCAAAGCGCATTCGGATTTGGTTTCTTCTATTCTGTCCGCAAAGTAGAGGCGGAAATAGCTGACCTTCAGCGAAATTTTGTTGGTGAAATATCCAAAATAAACAACAAAAATAAAACGATTTATCAGTTTTATTCAGATTTGGATTATCAACGCAGACAAAATTTAAAACAGAATGAAGTATCTAATAGAGTTAGTAGCGGACGCAAAAGGCATTGAGCCTGCAATTACGGCAATAGATGAACTTAACCAAGCGGAAAAGGAGTTAAAAGCTACCACAATTTCGGGAAATGCCGAGCAGAAAAAGATGATGGACGAATATGCTGCAAAAGCTAAATTAGGCAAAGCATCCATTGATAAATTAACGGAAGGTTATAAGCAGTTAGGAAAGGCGGCTACGGGTGCATTTGGTGGCGAAGCTATAAAGGGCGCTGCCAAACAGGCGGAATCGTTTAGAACGCAGTTAAGGGTTTCACGTGACGAACTTACAAGACTATTGCAGACAGGTAAGGCTACCACTTCAGAGATTTACAATATGGCACGTGGTGCAGGTCAATTAAAGGATTCTGTAAAGGATGCACAACAGGTTATTAGCGTACTTTCAAGTGATACGTTTAAATTTGATGCGGCATTACAAGGTTTACAAGTAGGTGCAGCAGGTTTTCAGGTATTAAGTGGTTCAGCTGCATTATTTGGAAGTGAAAGTGAAGACTTACAAAAGACTTTAGTGAAGTTGAATGCAGTAATGGCAATAACAAGCGGATTGCAGCAAATAGTTAATTTAGGACAAAAAGAATCAGCATTTAGGTTAGGGTTAAGCGTTGCAGCACAACGCGCATATACTGTTGTTGTTGGTGAAAGTGTAGGAATTACAAAAGCATTTAAGATAGCATTAGCAAGTACAGGAATAGGCGCATTAATTTTAGCAGTAGGTTATCTAATAGCAAACTTCGATAAGTTGAAAACTTCAGGAGGTTTAGTCGGTCAGGCTATACGTGGAATTGGTGATGTTATTAATTTAACAATAGGATTATTTAAACAGCTTACAGACGTTTTAGGATTAACAGATTTTGCTTATTCAGAGTTTGCGGAAAGAACAGCTAAGAATAATGATATTATCTTAGAGAAAATGGAAAAACAACATAAGCGCAAACTTGCGTTAATGGAAATACAAGGTAAAGAAACTTTAGCAACTCAATTAAAATTTTTACAAGAGGAATTAAAGCAATCTCGAAAAAATAATGAATGGGATGATGCGCAGACAGAAATAGGCAAAGAAAGAATAGCAAAACAAACTGAATTAGAAGAAAGTATAATTATGTTAAAGGCTAAAATAGCACAGAAAGGAGTTGAAGCGCAAATGAAAATTGAAGAGGATGAGAAAAAAAGACGTGAAAAAATGATTGAAGATTATCGTGCTTCATTAAAAAGAAGACGAGAATTAGAAGCCGAAATAGAGAAAGCAAGAACAGATGAATTACAAAAACAAAACGAATTAAGATTAAAAAATAATAGAGATACTTATGAGAAAGATTTAGAATTATATAAAAAGTCTGTTATAAAAAGAAGACAATTGGAGGCTGAAATTGCAGCACAGGCAGAAGAATTTAGATTGGCAGAAAGTGAAAAAAGGAGACAAAAAAGAAGACAAGAAATCGAAGAAGAAATTGCAGCAGAAAAGGAAAAGTCAGAATCTATTTCTAATGCAGCTATTGAAATAGCACAGAAAACATCGGATGCAATATTTCAGATAGCAAATCAAAGGCGTAACGATGAATTTAACTTACAAATACAAAGGTTAAATGATTTAAAAAGTAAAGAACTTTCTAATAAAGAGTTAACGGATGCACAAAAGGAACGTATTGAATTAAGATATCAAAGACAAATAGCTGCAATAAAAACAAAACAAGCGCAGGCGGATAAGGCGGCGGCAATAGCACAAGCAATTATTAATGGTGCATTAGCTATTACCAAGATATTTACTTCCGTAACGGCATTGAATCCTGCTTCATTTGCGGCAATAGCAGTAACGGCAGCGACAACGGCAGCGCAAATAGCAATTATTGGTGCGCAAAAAATACCTAAGTTTGCTAAAGGTACTGAATACGTTAAAGGCGGCGGAACTGAAACAAGCGACAGTATTCCGGCCATGCTTTCAAAAGGTGAACGTATTATCGATGCAAAAACAAACAAATTGTTAAAAGGTATTCCAAATCACATGATACCCGAAATGTTAATGCCTTCAGCAACCGTAATAAAAGAGGGTATGGATTACGATAGATTAGCAAAAGCATTTAGTAAAGAGTTGGCTAATAATCCTGCATTAATGGTTAATTTTGACAAACAAGGATTCACTACATTTATTAAATCAGGTGTAACAGTTTCACAAATAAAGAATAACAGAAATGGAGTTTAAATTTTATATAAACGAAATTGAAATAGACGAGCCAGTAGGTTTTGACGCTACTAAAATTAAGTTAAAGCGTTCGGAAAATTGGCACGGTATTATGGCGGAAGCGAGTGAAGAAACTATTGAAGTGTATGGAAATGGATTTGATATACTTAGCGGACTTTATGCGGTTAGTGGCATTGATGCGGTTGCGGTTCTTAAAATAGAATATTATTGTGCTGGTGAATTACAAGACACTATTGAATATAATATAACATTCTATGAATACACCGAGTTTTGTGGTTCGGACTGTTATTGTGTAGTAGGTATTGAAAAGTCAGGGTGTTTTTATCAGTTTAAAAACGCAATGGATACAAAAGTTGATTTGGATACGTTAACAGCTATTGACAAAACAACAGAATTAGCAGATTATGAGTATTTAGGTAAAGAAATTGAGATACCGAGTAAAACAATAAGAAAACAAATAACGGGTAATAATGATTCAATTGTATCAAAGGATATGCTTGATGACGATGAATTTGGCGCTATTGCCACAAAAATAGCAATAGGTGGTATATCTGTTAGGTTTAGAATATTTCAAGCGGACAAAATAGGACCTAATGAAATACCAGACTCCGATATAAATGAGGATATATTATACCACGCAATAAATAACGGAGGAGATACAATGGCTGGTTCTGAGGTGTATCTGTTTACTAATAATAACGATGAAACATGTATAGAGGCTGCTGAATATAACATAAAAGGAAAATATAAAATAAAAATTGAATTTAATAAGTTTGAAACTTATGGATGGTCAGAGAATGCTTATGCTGAATTTAACCTGCTTAAAATAAAATTAGATAATACAAGTGTTGTTTTAGACACAGCAACACTTACAACAACAACAACCGTAATAAACTTTCAAGAAAAGCATTTTATTTTTGAATTAGATAGAACTTTCGACTTATATGAAAATATAGATATTGGTGAAAAAATAGCTATGCGAGTAAGTGTTACAAGCGGATTATTTTCACCAGATGCAAGTTTAGAAAATGCTATTACAAAGTTTGATATAACGCAATATTCTGATAGTTTTATAAATATAACAATAGATTCACTTTGCGCATCTACAAATACAAACGCAAAGCTATACTTAGTAAACGAAACACTAAGTCATATATCAGAATACGTTACCAATAATTGTTTAAAGGTTTATAGCGAGTATTTAGGGAGGCAAGATTCACAGCCTTTTAGTTTCTTAGACGATGGATGCGGTGGAATGTTAGGTTTAACTTCAGGGTTGTTTTTAAGACGCATAGAAGACGTTAAAACAGACGACAATAAACCAGTATTCTCGTTAACTTTTAACGAGGTTATAAACGCTGTAAACTG